CATTTAACGAAATAGGATCATACTTCAATCAGCATCACGCCAGTGTAATCCATAATATCCAAACGCATAAAAATCTAATGGAGTACAATAAAGACGAATACTTGTCCGTTGTTAGAGAATACCAAGTGTTCTTAGTTGACTCTAAATACATCCTGCAGCCACGAAACATCATAGACGATGTAAACAATTGCACAAGTCTTTACAAGTTGTTACGTGTAAAGCGTTGGATTGCAGAAGGAAGATATAAAAGTTTAGAAGAAAATGAAGATATATTAGAATAAGTTTTATATATTTGTACAGGTGTTGCAGACCTTTAAAAAAAATTATTGAAAGTCCATTAATGAGTAGTGCTGCAACCACGAAAGTTAATGGGCTTTTTTATTGCTTAAAATGTTGCAGATGGCAAAAGACAAAAAATCGTTTATCCTGTATGTTGATCAAAAAGATCTCTGGAATAAACTACCCGATGAAATTGCAGGTAAATTAATTAAACACATTTACTCTTATGTAAGTGATGAGAATCCTACAAGTAATGACTTGATCATAGAAATTGCTTTTGAGCCTATCAAGCAGCAGTTAAAGCGTGATCTTAAACTATTTGAAGAAAAGAGAATAAAAAGAAGTGAAGCAGGTATAGCAGGAGCTAACAAAAGATGGCAAGAGATAGCAAAGGATAGCAATCGCATAAATGACATAACAAAAATAGCTGATAATGTTAATGATAATGTTAATGTTAATGCTATAGATAATATTAACTATCAAGCGTTGCTTGACTTTGTGAATAAATCTTTTGGCAGAAACTTCAAAATCGTAAGTGATAAGATACAAAGATCTTACAAAGCTCGATTAAAAGAAGGATATAAAAAAGAGGACATTATTCAAGCCATCAAAAATTGTAAAGACAATAAATTTCATAAAGAAAACAACTATCAGTATTGCACTCCTGAGTATTTTAGTAGATCAGAAACATTAGATAAATATGTTGATCGTACAATAGTTACGGAAAGCGATAGTATCTTAGCAATTTTAAACAAATAAATTATGATCTTAAAACAAGGAGATTCGTTACAATATCTGTTAGATGTAAAAGACGGAAAGATTAAACAAGGATTAGGATTAGAATGCTTCTTAGATGAGCATTTAAGATTTAAACCTAAACAACTAAATATTATTCTAGGTCACGATAACGTCGGAAAGACGTATTGGATTAATTGGTACTTTCTTACATTAGCACTTAAGCACAATTTAACATTCTGCATTTGGTCAGGTGAGAATCAGAAAGGACAAATCCTGCGTGATATGATCCAGATGTACAGAGGTAAACCATTTAAAGAGTTAACCCATTCGCAAATCAGCGGAGATCTTGCTTTCATAGAGCAATCATTTATCTTTATAGACAATTCTAATCTTTACAAACCAAATCAGATTTTAGATCTTTTCAAGAAAAGTGGTGCAGATGTAGGATTGATAGACCCTTTTACCGGATTAGATCGGGAAATGACTTTCTCTGGAAACTATGAGTTTATGAATCAGGCAAGACAATTTGTTAATGAAACAGGAATGTCGATCTACATAAACACACACCCAAATACAGAATCAGGAAGATCAGCAAATTTGTATGCCGAAGGTGAACTAAAAGGACATCTTAAAGCTCCCTTAAAAGACCATATTGAAGGAGGTAAGGCATTCTTAAACAGATGCGATGATATGATAGTGATCCACAGACTAATAAAACACGAAACCTTAAAGTATAAAACGTGGGTGCAGATAGAGAAAGTTAAAGATATGGAAACAGGAGGTAAACATACAGGAATGGATCAACCTGTGATCTGCGACTTTAACAAAGGAATCGGATTTGAAATAAATGGAGTTGATCCTTTAAAACCTTTTAGAATAAAAGAGCCGTTCCAGGCAAAGATTACAATGACAGAAGCAAAGTTAAACGCATTAAACAATAAACAATGGACATAGGATTAAAATTACTTTACATCAAAGGACTTATTCAAAAGAACATTTGGAAAGTAAAGCTAACACGAGAAGAATTACAGGAAAAAAGACCTGAGGCTGCAACTTACATAAATGGAGCAAAACAAACGGAGAACGATTTAAAGCAGGTGCAGTTAGCAATAGTTGAACTTGAAACAGAACTACGCTTACACGGACGAGAAATCAACCGTTGTCTGCATATAAACGGAGAATTGAAAAAAAGAATTGAAGAATTAGAACACGAACTTAAATTTAAAGATGTAGAATTATGAAGAAAGAACACAAATTAGTAGCACTATGTGCAGTACTTCCAGTGCTAGCAGATTGGATAGAAGATCTTAATGATCAATCAGTATTCAAACAAGATCTTAAACGCAAAGCAAATATGTTTATGCAGGAAGTTAGAAGAGTAGATAACAAAGTTCTGGAGATATACGGAGACAATAGAGAAAAGATCTACGAACAACAGATAGACTTGCAGATAAGATTTCGTCAATTTGTAGAATCCATAATTGTAGAGTAATGCCCAGATGCAAAAACTGCAAACAAAAGTTTGAGCCTATCAGGTTTAATATGAAATACTGCACGGAGATAAAATGTTTGAAAGTTTTTTCGGAAGAAATAAAAGAAAAGACTTGGAAACAAAAAAAAACCAAAATGCAGAATGATCTAAAAACCACTCAGGATTGGCTTAAAGAAGCACAGGTAGTATTCAATAAGTTTATCAGACTTCGAGATGTTGGACTTGTGTGCATTTCCTGTAATTTACCACCCAAGAAAAAGAACGCAGGACATTACTATTCACAGGGAGGACATAGCAACGTAAGATTTGATGAGGATAATGTTCATTTACAATGCGAAGCCTGCAATACTCACTTATCTGGTAATCTATTAAATTATCAGATCGGAATAGAAAAACGAATAGGAGCAGAAAAGTTAATAGAATTACAAGGTCGTGCTCACTTAGAAAAACGTTGGACAGTAGAAGAAATAAAAGAAATCATTCAGATCTACAAAGACAAATTAAAAAAGATGCAATGAAAGAGGCAGATTTATTTGCATACATAAAAACAAAATACCTAAATGATTTATCAAAGAGTGAGGATCAATTTTCTAAATGGGATTGTTATTCTGAGGACACAAACATAAGAATAGAACTAAAATGCAGACAGACTCATTACAATGAGCTAATGATTGAAAAGGAAAAGTTCATTTACCTGCTAATAAGAAATAAAATATATGGTGAAAAGTGCTTTTACATTAACTCAACTCCAAAAGGGATCTACTCATTTGATATTAGTCAAATAAAACCAACGTGGATCACAGATAAAAGGATGCCGACAACAACTGAATTTGCCAATAATCAGAGAAAAGAAAAGACATACTCGTTAATAAATATTGCAATTGCAAAAATAATTTAATCTTTTTTTAACAAAATGCTTGTTTATACAGAAATATAAAGTATATTTGTAAGGTCAATAAGGCGCAATTAAAAATTTAAAACTATGAAAACAAATGAATTTATTAATGATTTAGGAACATCTGATTACGCAAGTTGGATATTAGTTCAACAAGCACATTTAAAAAATTGTTATAACGAATCTATTGAAGAATGTGGATTTAATAGCAAATCAGGTTACGTTTACATTGCATTAGAAAACGGAATCCAGATAGCTTCTGCATTTGCTCAAGATATTGAGTACATCAAATATGACTTTGAAACAGGTGAAGAATATTTTTTCGATACTTACGAAGAGGCATTAAACAACTAATGATGGAATATACATACATCCACGAGACAGACACTATTTTTGAAGCTAATGGTGAACTGCATTTGATATCAGGAGAAAAGACTATTGTGTTTAATTGTGAAGGATTATTTAATGACCTACCTTACATTATTGATATGGTATTAAAAGCAAGATCAGAAAACACAAAACTTATTAAAAAGCAAATAATCAAAACAATCAATAAAAACAAATCACTATGAAACATTTATTTAAGTCGTTGGCTGAGTTCCAACAAGAAGTTCCAGTAATCCACAAAGCTACTCAAGGCTATGGTTATTCTTATTCAGATCTGCCGAAGATTTTTAGTGTAATCAATCCATTGCTAAAAAAACACGGATTAGGATTCACTCAGTTAATTGATGGAACTGATGTAAAAACTATGTTATTCCACATTGAATCAGGTGAGAGCATATCTAGTGTAACTGCAATACCTCAGAATGTACAACTCAAAGGAATGAATGACTTTCAAGTTCTGGGATCAGCAATCACTTACATTCGTAGATATGCTTTATCAGCTATTTTAGGTATTGTTACAGACAAAGATACAGACGCAGGTGGTGATCAGGTAAAGAAAGATCCTAAGAAACAAACCTTAGATGCAATGCGTTTTCAGGATGCAGTTAAGGCAGTAGTTGATGGAAAGATAACACGTGAATCACTAGAATCTAAATTCACTTTAACAGAAGGTCAAATTGATATCTTAAACTCCCTTTGAATTTTAATTAGTAACCATTTAATTTAATATATATGTTTAACACGCAAACCGTACCAATGACGAATAGAAGTAGTCAAGTACAAAAAGGACAAAAAGTAAACGAGGTTTACAAAACTTATGATCTATCTATTTTCAAAACAATTGATGGAAACAGAGTTCCAAATCTACAACACGTAAAGAGGCTATCAGATAGCATAAAAGTTTACGGAATGAAATGCAATCCTATTTTAGTAAATGATCAGTTGGAAGTAATTGATGGACAACATCGTTTGATGGCTGCTAAAGATACCCAAAGTTTTGTTTATTACATAATCGTTTCAGGTTACAATCTGGAAGATGTACATACATTAAACCTTAACCAAAAGAATTGGACTAAGAAGGATTTTATGGAAGGATATGCAAATCTAGGAATCAAAGACTATATGATGATCAAAACGTTTTCAGATAAAAATGATGACTTTGGATTAAATGATTGCATTGCAATGTGTTCAAATAACTCAGTAAATAGTGGAACAACTAACAATGGACAAAAACCATTTGAAAACGGAGAATGGAAATGCAAGGATCTGGATGTAGCACAAGAATGGGCAAACAAGATTAGAATGATCAAGCCATACTATGCAGGTTACAATAGATCAAATTTTATTGGAACAATGACTATCCTGTTTAAAAACGAATTATTTGATTTCAATGAGTTTATGCACAAAGTAAGACTACAACCAACTGCATTAGTTGATTGTGCAAATAGAAGTCAATACAAAACATTGATTGAAGATATTTACAATTACAAAAGTAGAAACAAAGTAAACTTAAAATACTAATGAAAGTTCGCTGCTCAGCAATCGGAAAAATTATGTCAGCACCTCGCAATAAGAGTGAGGTGCTTTCACAGACTGCCAAGACATACATTCACGAGATGGTCTTACAGGATAAATACGGAATCAGAAAAGAATTTAGCTCACGTTACACAGACAAAGGAAACGAAGTAGAGAACGAATCAATCAACCTAGTTAATGAAGTTCTGGATGTAGGATTTATTTACAAAAATGAGGACTTCTTTCAGAATGATTGGATCACAGGTACTCCTGACGTAAACACGGAGCAAGTTCTGTTAGACGTTAAAAGCTCTTGGGATGGATCAACATTCCCTTTCTTTGAGACTGAGATACCTACAAAGGATTATTACTACCAATTGCAAGGTTATATGTGGCTAACAGGAAAGCAGGAGTCAATGTTATGTTACTGTCTAGTTGATACACCTGAACTAATGGTTGAAGACGAAATCAGACGCACACATTGGAAGTTAAACCTAATGGAAGAGAGTTTAGATCTGCGAGATGAAATCCAGAAGAAGCATATCTTTAGCCACATTCCAAAGAATAGACGTGTCAAAGTATTCTTTGTACAGAAAGACGAAGCAGTTATAGAACGAATCAAAGAGCAAGTAGAGCTTTGTCGTGAGTATTACAACACCTTAATAAATTTCCTATGAATCAACTAATCGAAGACCAAATAGTTATTCGCGTTTTAAGCCGATTTGCCGAACGTTCACAAGTAGGAATAAACAAGTACAAGACTACGCTAGAAAGAACAGACCTAAGTACGTTAGAATGGCTTACACACGCACAGGAAGAAGCTATGGACTTTGTGCTTTACTTGGAAAGACTTAAAGACGAATACAAAAGCAAAGATGTTTCACGAACAATGCCCAAACAACAAAAACAATAGTCACAATTAAACAAAAA